GCTCCCGGCTGGCTCATAAAGTAGGTATCGGGATTGTTCTCAGTATTGCCGAACACCCTGCGCTGCTGGAAGTAGCTCGGCACGCTAGGATATGTGCCCGTCTCCGGGCCGATCGTTAGGTGCCCCGTAGCGCCAACACCGTTGCCGATGATGCTGATCGTATCTCCGCTCACATAGCCGCCGCCATCATCGACAACCAGAAGCGCCACAACGCCGCCATTGACTATGACCGCTTCAATTTCCGCCCCGGAGCCGGTGCTGGTCGTAATCGTGACGTTCGCAAAGGTGTACCCGGATCCTGGATTGTCGATGACCGCGCCGATAATTTGCCCCCGCGCAAACGGATCACGATGCAAGGGAGGGACCTGTTGAAAGTCAGCTATGATATTGCTGTCGACGAATTGATTGCCAAAGGCGGTCCCGACATATCCAAAGAGAACGCCTACCGGAACGGGATTTGCGTGCCCGTAAGACACCTCGGCTTTGTAGATATTGTAGGTGATTGCGCCGGCGACAGTGTCCCAGGTAACTGTGATGGTGCCTGCGGCGGCGGCAATGTCGATATTTGTTTGAAGAGGCGCTATCGGTCCCGCCACGCTTTCCGTGCCATCCTTGGCAACCGCGGTTACACAGTAAGCATAATTAACGGTCGAGGTGCCGGTCGCTCCGGACGCGGCAAGGCTAGTCGTTGTAGGCGGATCTATGCTCGAGACAGGAACGACGGGCGTGAACACCCAATTAGTGTCGGAGAAACGCGCCAAGTCTTGCGGCGGATACTCCGTTCCCGTGTCCTGATTGACGCAGCATATTGTCATCACGTCCGCGGATTGGACAAACTTCAGCCACTCAAGATCGGCTTCCGCATAGATCGTTGTCAGCGTAAAAATGCGCGCGACCGTGCCACCGCCGGTGTAGGCCGGAAAGCCGGTCGTATCTATCGGATTTCCAAAGACGTCAGCCAGCGAGAAGGTTGTCGGCGTCAATACTGTGATGATGAAGGTTTGATTATTAAGTTGGGTCATCCCGCCGACGCCCGTGATGAAAACCCAATCTCCGGTAACGAAACCGTTGCCGCCGCTAGTCGACGAGACGTTGAACAGGGCACCTAGGCCGGCGCCACTGGTCGACGCTTGCCCCACCGGGTTTGACGGGAAGGTCGTATAGACGCCTGGATCGCTAAAGGTAACATCTAGCGGCGCCATTATAGCTGATTGGAAGGTGGCGTCCGTTCCGCTGCCGCTTGTCGACGCCTGCGTAAAGGAATTGCCAGCCGGGTTTACCGTGTAATTGCCGCCGGTACTGACTGCAATTGAAGAGATTCCTAGACTGATGGATAGCTCTGCGCCAACAAGACCTCCGCCTGTGACCGGCTCGTGAAGCGTATCGGGCGGGTTGGTAGTATAAGCTCCGCCGGAGACAAGCGACCCGACCGACGCTAACCCTCCGCCCCCGTCGATAACACCGCTCACTTGGAATGGCGTGCCGGCCCCTGTCGTGCCGGTAAGCACCACCGGTCCGGGCGTTCCTCCCGATCCCCCGGTGTGGATATGCACCGAATCGAGAACTGTTGTCGTCACCACAGTTACAACGGCGGCAACGCTACTGGTGCCTCCGGCGAGAGTGACCGTGTCTCCTGGAGCGTAACTAGGTTGAAAAATGTCGCTGGTGCCAGGATTGCCGACAGCGCACGAAAGCAGCGTCGTGTCTGTGACCGAGAGTACGGCCGGCGTAGTAAAGACGCCGCCGGCGAGCGTGATGGTGTCGCCTGGCGCGTAGGATGAAATAATCCCCGTATTGACCGGGGCCGCCGACGTCCCGCTAGTAGAGCCGCCCGTTGTGACAACGCCGGGGTTGGTTTGCGAGACGCCGAGAATCGGAATCGGATTTTCTGTGACCTGGGCTCCGTTGGAGACCACCCGCATATAGAAATTGCCAAATTCGAGGATCAATCCCTGATTGATGCTGAATTGAAACGGGATAAGGCGCGGCGGGAAGTTTCGCCCGGTTTGCGCGGAGTATCCGACAAATCGCGTGCCGGGCCGCGAGTAGGCGCCCCCTTTGTACGATGCAAACATATTCCGCATCGTCGACGCGCCGGTGTGCATCCGCGCGAGATCTTGCCGTCCGAAGAGATTAGGAGCGACTTCGCCGGTGGTAAATGCGGGTTGGAGAACTGGCGTTGCCATGGTGGAACGCCCTAGTACGCGCTGCCGTCGGCAAATCCACAGCTATCCCAACCACCCCAACCGCCCCACTGATTTGCCGGGCCGCCGCCGTCGGCGTAATTGTTGCCCCATCCGCCGGCACCGCCGGTCCAACGTGCTGCCATCCAATCGACCGCCAGGTTGGAGCTGTAGGTGCCCTCATTCCCATCCCTGATACGCGCCTGCTCGATCTTGGCCTTGGCGACGGCGATATTCTGCGCCCGCATGGTGAGGCCAAACTTCTTGTCCTGGGACAGCGGCAGAGCAATCTCACTAGCCAGATATGAGACGAACGCCGCGCGAAACAGCGGGTCCCATTGGCTCGGGTAGAGGACGAGCGCCGTATAGATCAGAAAGGCATTTTGCACGTTGGTAAGGATCACCGTGCGACTTACCGGGCTCACGCCCTGCACTTCCCAAGTCACGGAGCCTGCCGGCGGCGGATAGTTTGGATCGGTGGCGATCACAAAGCGTGCCGGACGAATGCGCTGGCCTGTGAGCTGCGGATTGCCAAGCCCCGTGGAGATTGGCGAACCCGAATTAGGCGGCACAATGTTGCCGGACGGTGGCCCTGGATTAAGGGCGTAATTCCACGGAATGAACCGCGCCTTCATGCAATCGACAGGATACTCGTACTCGTAAACGTAAGGAACGGGAACAAGCGTTCCCACGTTCGGCGTGTTGCCGGTAGCGTCCGCCAGGAGGTTAAGCGGCGCGGTCTTGCGCGCGAAGTCCCAATTGGCGCCGCGGAGCAGTTGCATCAAACATTGCTGGTACGCACGCAATAGCACTTGGGCCGGGCGAGATCCGTCCTCGATATCGCCAAGCAGATAATCGAGCCCGGAGGCGTCGATCGCTTGCTGTGCTATGTCGGTCGGGAGGTTCATTCAGGATCCCATTCTTTTAAGAACTCTTCCCAGGCTTTGGCCGTACCGACAATGACCGTAGAGCCCGTAACTCTTTTCTTATCGTTGCCGCCGCCGCCGAATGATCGAGCTATCCTATCGCATTCATCTTTAGGACCGCGGAAAAATTCGGCGATGCTACACCCGCTTGGGTGATCCATCCGGTATGTCACGACATAATCGTTCATCCCTGCTGCCTTTCGGCCATCGTCGTTTCAATCTGCTCGGCCTGCGCCTCAAGCTTAACCGCGTCCATAGTCGCAAGCACCGGCGCCAGGCGACGCCCCAGGGCTGCGACAAAAGCTTCGACAAAGTCCGGCGGCATATCTGTAGGATCCGTGATCTGCCCGACGTAGGTAACGATGGCGTTCGATACCATCGAAAGGATCACGCGCTCGTCCCCGTTGTTGGCTACCGCGAAGAGATACGGCTGCGGGCTGAAATTGGGGACAAAGATAAGCTGCGGTTTGACCGCGCGGACCTTAATGCAATCAGTCGGGTAGGTGTATTGGTACAGCCACGGGAGGGGAGGATTAACGAGAGGATCCCATACTGTCGGAGGCACATATCCGCCAACGGGCGCGGATTTAGTCAAAGCGCCGACTAGATCGCGCTGTGCGAACGGCCAATCACCTTCCCGCAACAGTTGGTCGCGCGTCTGCCCGTAAATATCTAGCGCGTTCTTGGCTGCCCGAGATCCCTCAAAGAGCGATCCGACGCGGTTCTTGTAGCCAATTTGCGCCAGTGCCACATTGACGATGTCGGCCGGAGATTGAAGGCTGGCAACCATTTAGTCCTCTCTCGCTTCACCGATCGTCTCAAAGGCTCCGCCGGACTCGAGATAGCTTTGGGCCGCATCTGGCTTACCAGCAATCGCCATGGAGAGCTCGCTGGCGAGTAGTCGTACCACAGCCTCACGGAAGAGCGAATCCCAAGTGTTCTCGTTGGGATTATTGTTGTAGGTGCAGAAAGCATCCGCAAGATTTGACCATATTACGCGCTGCTGCTGTCCAGAGATTACGGCGTTAGCGATATTCCAATTGAACGGAAGAGG